AAGACGTCGTCGCCGGATCCTTGAAGTCGACCACGCCGAGTGTGTGCGCCTGCTGCATCGCGGCCGACTTGCCGAGGGCCGTCTTCGGGCGCTCGCTGCCGTCTTCCACGATGAATTCGACCGAGCCTTCGAGATCGGTGTTGCGGAACGTCTTGAACGTCCACGTGCCCGCTTTGCCGGCGATCACTTTCACGCGCTGCTCGGGCCCGTAGGTCCGCTCGAGCTCGAAGGCGATTTTGTACCACTCGCGATAGGCGCGGCCGCGCGTCTTCAGAACGGGCGTGAACCGGCTTTGCGATCGCTCGACGAGCAGGTTGAGCGCGGAGAAGGCTTCGACGCCGCCGGGCTGGATGCCCTTCAAGATGTCCTGCGTGCCGGCGCTCGTCTCAATGTCCGTGATGTGCTGGGCGCGGAGCGAGAAGAAGGCTTGCCCGGGCGTTTCGCCCGCGATGCGCTCCGGCTTGGCCTGTGAGCCGGCGATCACGCTGTAGCGCGCGATAAGGCCGGGCTCGCCCGTGAAGCGTTGTACCTCGGCGCCCTTCGGCTCGAGCCAAATCGGGTTCGCCATGCGCTGCATGATGAGCTCGACCATCGAATCGTTTCGATTGAGCGAGTCTTGCTTCTGAATGACGGAATCGAGCGCGCCCTTCGCCCAGATCCGGCCGCCGGTCATCGTGTACGGGTAGTACGTCCAGCACCAGAGCGGCTTGTCTTCCTTCGTGCGGTAGGGAATCGGCCCGGGCATGATGCCGCGCTCCGGATCGCGCACGATGAGCGTTTCGCCATTCAACCCGCCGACGGTCCGACACCAGAGGCCGTCCGGGTACTCTTCGCTCGGCTTCACCCAGAGCTCGGCTTCGATCGCGCCCTCGGTCCGCGTGGGCGTCGCGCCGCCCCACTGAAACGGAATCGTCGAGAGGCTGTTGAGCATCGCGAGCGCGCGGAACATCTGCAACCCGCGATCGCCGGTCGTCGACGTATAGGAGATCTTGTCGGCGTAGGGCCGGCCCTCGTACCACGATTTCGGGCGCCACCGGAGCCGGATGAGCTCGGCGACATCCTCCCATCGCTGGTAGTACGTGGGGATCAGCATCTCGAGGCACGAGACAACGTCGGTGGCGCCGGCGCCGAGCGGGAGATCCTCGCCCACGGGCGCGCCCGCCTCGTCGGCCGCCGGCACGAAGCTGTCCGCCGGCGCCGCGCAGTCCGGGCAGGCGTCGACGGCGCCGTCGAGCACGTCCTGCGGATGCAGCACGTAGCCGCACTCGGGACACATGCTCGATTGCTGGAAGACGGAGCGCGAGCGGTTCTCACGATCCCAGAACGGATGGAGAAAGACGGTGCCCGTCGCCGGCGCCCAGAAGTCGGCCTCGTACCACCGCGCTTCCATGTCGTGTTCCTGCGCGATGAGCGGCTCCATGTCGTCCGCCATCTGCGCCGCGATGATGTCCTTCGGATCCTTGCCGCCGGGCCGCACGCGCGTTGTCGGATTGGACGAGGAGAGGAGCGCGCGGACCGTCTCGACGGTTTCGACGCACTTGTTCGTGATCGGGCGCGGTACCCACTTCGCCATCCGCTTATCTTGCCAACCGCCACGCGGCGAGTAGTAGATCCACTGCCGATCGTTGATGTAGAGCAGCTTTTGCCACCACGACCGCTCGAGCAGCTCGCGCCCTTCGAGCGCGGCATTGCGGATCTTCTTCATCAGGTTCTTGAGCTGGCGATCGGCCTTCGGATCGCTGTCAGCGAGCCCCTGATAGAACTCCGCGCCCGTGAAGTCGGTCCCCGGCGCCTTGCGGAGCGGTTTCGGCGTCGGCTGCGGCGCCACGCGGCGCGGCAGCTTCGCGAAGGCGGACAGCATCGCCGGCAGGCCGGCGCCGGAGATTGCGCCGCCGGGCTGGGGGTTCGGGGGAAACATCAGCTCTCCTTGGCGTCAAGAAACGAAGTCATGGACGCGGCCGACTCGAGCCCGGCGTTCGGGACGCTCTCGCCGTGCAAAATCCCGTGCTCGGACATCTCGCGCGCCGCCAGATCGCCGACGTCTTCCCAGATGTCGGCCGCGCGCTCAACCTCGGTGCTTCGGATCGGCTTGCCGATGCCCACGGTGGCCGCCACGGCCGGCCGGCCCGTTTCCAGATGCCGCGTGTGCGCGGATTCGAGCTCGAGCGCGTTGAGCCGCGTCGTCAGCATGTCGATCATCGTGTCTTTCGAGCGCGTCGCGCCCGTGATCGTCGCTTCCGCGCTCTTCATCGCGTAGCCGATCACGCGTTCGCGGAGTTCGATGAGCTGAAGTTGCAGATCGGCCCAATCAGCTTCGCGCACGAGTCGGTATCCGAGCATGTGTGGCCCCAAATCTAGGCGCAAGCGGGCGCCCGGTCAAATATCAGCGATAGAAGTCGGCGATCGGCCCGTCGCCCGAGCTGGCGGGCACGTCCCGCCCGATCTGGGGCATGAAGTCGTCCGTCACGCGTACCAGCCCCTCGCCGGCCTCGTCGTCGGCGACCAAATTCCGCTCGATCGTCGCCCGCACTTCCGGCGAGAGGAGCAGGAGGTTGCGTTTCGTCGGATCGTCGACGGCGACCACGAATTTCGTCGGCAGCTCGGGCCACGTCATCAGCCCGTACCGGAGCGCGTCCGGCAAATCGTCGTCTTTCTTGAAGGGCGAGCCCGCCGGCAGGCCGCGCGCGCTCTCTTTGAGCTCCGCCCAGCGGTACATCCGCATGTACTTCACCAGACGCGGGCACGTGCTCTTCGCGATGCGGAGCCGCTTGACCGACATCCACGAATAGACGCGTTGGATGCCGGCCTCCACGGCGTTTTCCGCCGGCGTGCAGTAGATCCCGTGCTGGGAGAGCTCGATCGACGCCTGCGGCGCCGACTTGTCGATGCACCACCGAGGCGTGACGCCGGCGACCATCTGTTTCAGCGATTGCGGCTTGTCGAGCGAGCCGTTCACGTGCTGGATATACGGCCGGTTGCGCTCGAGGTACTCGCGCACGACGATGAGCCCCATCGGCGTCGCGACAATCAGGCAGCCGGCGAAGGGATGGTCTGTGCCCGGGTCGATCGCCGCGATGCACGGGCGCGTCGGATCGATGTTCGGCCACTCCGGCAGCCACTCGCGGATCGCGGTGTCGTCGACGATGGCCTCTTCGAGCACTTCGCTGTAGATGGTGCCCGTGGGGAACTCGCGCGACGCCAGATATTCGCGACGGAAGAGTGTCGGCGGCATCGTCATCGCGGCGAGCGCGACTTCGGCCGGGTCGATCGTCGGGTTGTCGACCGTGCGGTACTCGACCGCCCAGTACCCGGGCCGCCCTTCTTCCGCCGGCACCCAGAAGTTTTCGTGACACCAGTCGTCGCCCCAATCCGGCGTCGACGTCACGTAGCAGATACCCTTGCGCTCGGTGAGCGACGGCCGGAGCAGATGCCACGCGAGCACTTGGATCTTGCGGCCCTCGTCGATCCACACCCAATCGAGCCCGGGGCCGGCGCCGCGATTCGGATCGTCGAGCGAGCGGAAAGAGACTTCGGCGCCGTTCGGCATCCGAAGGTGCATTCGGTCTTCGTTCCAATCCGTGAGCGGGTGATTGAACCAGTCGCTCGGGAGCTGGTCGAAGAACGCCGGCATGACGTAGTCCTGAAGCTCGGGATAGGACGGCGCGCAGATCCAGCCCTTCGAGTCGGGGATCGTCAGCTCCTCAATCGCCGAGAGCGCGCCCACTCGCGTCTTGCCGCCGCGTCGCCCGGCGCGAAGGTAGAAGAACCGAAACGCACGGATGCCGGGCTGGTGGCAAATCGGGCAGTCGCGGCGCTCGAGCGCGGACCACGACAGGCGCTCGCCGCGTAGGTCTGAGCAGGTCGCCCGGCAGAACCGGAGCCGGCGGGCATTCAGGAACGCTTGTTGATAAGGGTTGTACTGGAGCGCGACGAGCGGCTGGGGGTTGGTCGCTCGATCGCGCGCCATGTGCGGAGAATCCTACTCGAAACCGGCGCTCGAGACGCCGTCGGTGTCCGCGACGCGTTGCTGGCGCGCGGCGGCCTCGGCCTTTCTCTGTTCGGCGTAGCAGGCCGGACAGAAGAAGTCTTGAGGGCGCCGGTTTCTCCCGAAGGCGAGCAAGACGTCGTGACTGATGCGAATGTCATGGCCCCGCTCGCATCGCGCGACGTAAATCCCACTGACCGGATCGAACGACATCACATCACGCGTTGCGGCGCGTCGTCGGCGAGCGAGAACGCCGTCGTTGCCTTCTCGACGTCGCCGCTCGCGATGGCGAGCCGGATCTCTTCAAGCGCGGTGCCCACACGATCGCGGAAGAAGTCGAGCTCGACCTTGTCGCCCCGGGCCTCGGCCTCCCGGCAGACGGTGGCGATCGCTTTGATAAACACCATCGCGGCTTGCGACGGGCAATGGCCGGCCGCCTTCGTGAGCTGGCAGACGTGGCGCGTGACGACTTCGGGATCCTGTCGGTTGTCGGTGCACATGAGAGAGCCCCTCCGAGGCTCAGTATCGCGTTTTGCCGATCTGGGCGGCGGCCGTCGACCGGCTCGCGCCGACGGTACGCTGGCGCGGCTTGCCGCGCTCGGGCAGATTACCGGGCCCGGTGGCCTCGTGCCGTGCGTCGTACTGCTCCTGCGTAATGTCGCCGTCGTCTTTCAAGTGTTGCCACTTCCGGCGCTCCGCTTCGGACACGAAGGGTTTGTCGACCGAGGCCATCAGCGGCTCGTCTCGCCGATCGCGGGGATGCCGATCGGCGCCGGCGGCCGCTCGGGATCCGGCACGGGCAGTGCGCGCGCGTCGATGACACTCTTCCCCACGACGGCGCCCATGCGGACGCCGTCGGCGTTGAGCGGGTCATAGCCGGGCGGCATGTCGACCTTGATCGACATCTCCAATTTCGTCACGCGGATGTCCGACTCGACCGACTTGTGGCTCCGGAACACGCCGCGCCCGTCGAGCACGCGGAGCGAATACTCCTTGTCGCCGTCCATGACGCCCCGGATCGCGTTGTCGACGGCGAGCGGGACGCCGACTTTCTCGATGCGGTCGATCTGATCGCCGATCGACGCGTCGCGGCGCGCGATGGTGAGCGCGCCCGTCACCGCCTGTTGCGAGACGCCGAGGATCTCGGCCGATTCTTTTGGCCCGAAGCCCTGCCAGCGGAGCCCGAGGACCGCCGCGATGAGCTTGGCCTTGCGGATCCGGCCCGTGCGGTCCCGGGTCTGGGCGACGGTGGCCTTCAGCTCGTCGAGCGAGAGCCGCGCCGTCTCGACCGCCTGCGCCCGGTTGAAGTCGCCCACCTCGGCGTACGTCGACGGATCGGCGAGCGCCGCGACGTCTTTCGCGGACGTGATGGCGCCGGCAAACGTCTTCGGGGCCTCCGAGGGCGACTTCTTCGTAGCGCCGAGGCGCGGCATGGCGGGATTCTACCGGAGAAGTATCGTCACGCCTACGCCGACACAAAAGCCGCTCATCCAGACGAGGACGAGGCCAACATTTGCGCGCGTCTCTTTGGTCATGGTTATTGGAGATCGAGCTTGCGCTCAATCGGGAGCTCGGCCTGTCGCTCCGTGTCCGTCATCTGCCGCGTGTGCACCGTCTCGCCGGTGTCTTCGCGGATCTCCTGCACGATGCCGCGCTGAAAATCCATGTAGACGTCGACGCGGACGTCGCGATCCTGCTCCCGCCGGCTGATGTTCATGGCGAGCTGCGTCCGGCGCGCGTCGAGCTCGGCCAACCGCGCCTTCATGCCGGCCTTGACGTCGGCCTGACGCTTCTCCTCCGTCGCGATGTCCTGCGTCGTGCCGGCGAGCTCGCGCCCGACTTTCAAGAGCTCCTCGTCGGTCAGCTTCACCGGCAGATTCCGTGTCGTCGTCCGCGTATGCGATCGGCCCGTTTCCACGTCCGTCATGATCTCCCCCTGCTGTTTTCGTCGACGTCGCGCTCGAGTGTGACGTCAGAATCCGTGACCCAGCCACGCGGCGAGTGGTCACGGCCCTTGCGATCCTTCCGGGGCGGGAATTGCACTTCGACGTAGCCGTCCCGGAGCGACAGGATCGTGCAGCCGCTCCGGAAGATCACGCGCGGCACGCCCCGGCTGAAGATCCGATCGCTCACGCGGACCGGATCGCCGACTTTCAGCGTACGGGCCATGCGCCGTAGTACTTCCGGAAGCGGATGAGTTCGCCGACGATCGCGCGGAGCTCCACGGTGGACACTTTCGTAGTCTCTTGCGGATTCCTTTGGTCAGCCGTCACTAGGCGCTCGTACGCCTTCAAGACGACATCAGAGATCGCGTTGCCGGGAGGATCGGTGCCGGCGCCGACGGGCCCGGCGTCTTCGATGCGGAGCGCGGCCTCTCCCTGTGGCTCGGCGTGCGGCGCCGCGCGCTCGTACTGGGGCGTGAAGGGCTTGAGAACAGTCTTCATCGACTCGAGCGCCGTCTCGGTCCGCTCGGCGAGCCCGAGGAACCGATCGTCGGCCTTCCGGAGCGTGCTCGCGAACTCGTCGAACTGCGCGCTGTAGATCGCGCGATGGCTGTCGTACTGGCCGTAATGCGCGCCCACGGACGCGACGAGGGCCTCGAGTCGTTTCTCGAGCGAGGCGACGCGCGGGTCGTCGTTCGTCAGCCGGCGAACGATCTCGACGAGGGGCTCGAGTCGTCGCGCGAACGCGTTGCACCGCTCGTGTGCGTCGACCGTGGAGCGCGAGAGCTCGTCGATGTAGCGGTAGATTTTTTTGGTTTCGTGCTCCATGTCGCGCCGGATCGGATCGTTCCCGAAGTACGCGCGGAGCAGGGCTTCGACGTCGTTCACTGTGAGCGGCCGTGCCGGATCGAGATGATCGTACTCGAGCGCGCGCCGGCTCCGGTCACGCAAGATCTCGCGCGGGCGCTCGATCTCGATCGGCTCGAAGGCGCTTTTGCTTTGCCGCTCGGCGAACGGCTTGGCGGTGGGATCGTCTTTCGCGGGTCCGTCAGACATGGTCAACCTCCGCGCGGGAGCTTACGCGAAGGCGCTCCGACTCGTCAACCCGCCAAAAGTGTCAGAGGCGGCCCCACGTGTGATCGGGATCGCCCCGCTCCACGTGGTCCGCCGGTTTGACGCAGTGTTCCATCGGGGCGTAGGCGGTGAACCCGGCGGCGATCGCCTGCTCGGAATCGCCCGGGAAGACTTTCCAGCACAGCCCGCGTGCGTGGCTGGGCAGGCGCTCGCGCGGGAGGGGTTCAGTCGTCGTAGTCACTGTCGCCGCCACCACTTTGCGGGCCGCCCATGTTGCCGCGCAGGCCGCCGGGCGCTTGGCCCGGGGGATTTTTCGGTTGGATCACGGGCGCCGGCGGCGGCGGCGAGCGGTGCGCGGCTTTCGGCATCGGGACGCCTTCGCTCGCGGGGCTCGAGCTCTTCTCGGGGCTCGGGGTTCCACCGTGGAGTTTCTCGAATTGGGCTTTGCCGGCGCTGACGCGCTCGTTCATGCCCTTGCCGTGGTGTTTCGCCATGCGGGGGAGGCTACTCCGATTGGCGGATGGCGTCAACGATGCTCGTTTTGCCGTCCCAGATCGACACGAATTCATGCGTCCGCCCGGGCTCGTGCACCACGACCGCCCGGCGAAACGGCCGACTCGAGACGCGGGCCGCGTCGCGGGCCTCCTGCTCGGCGAGCTGGCGCGCGCGGCGCCCGGCGCGGAACTCGATGCAGCGCGGGCAGAGCGTCTGCCGCTCGGGCTCGGGGAGCACGGCCGCCCAGACCGCCGTCGCCGCGCCGCCCCATGACGCGCGGCCGAGGGTGCCGCTCCGCTTCGCCCAGCCCATGTTGCGGAGCGTGATGAGCGCGCGCGAGAGCTTGCACGTGTGGGCGCGCGTCGTGCCGTCGATGAGCGAGGCCGAGAGCTC